TATCATTATGCCGATACAATTATCTGATATAAAAGGTGTTGAAGCTGTTAATAAGCTCAGTAGTTACTCTGGGAGTAACCCATATATCAGCGCACTAAAAAAAACGTTCATAGAAAAGGGTAAGGTACAATTGACCGCGACCCAAGAAGCGTACATCATAGATAACTACGATAAGAAACCTTTTAAGGTCGATAGGGTTATCGCAATCAGTTCTTACTTAGGTGCTGAGTTCAAGGAAAAGTATAACCTTAAATTCATACCTGAAAGAATATATGTGGGGTTTATATTGGCTGAAAACGATAAGGCTTTTCATGTATATGGTAAATTGACTCAGAAGCAAGTGACCAATGAGATGTATTGGTTACCAAAGACACAAGTTTTGGATGACCCGTATTTTGAACCAATTGATGTCGAAGTTGATTTCCAGAAATATATCGATTTGGATATTTTGGGTAGGGTACCGTATGAACATCAAAAAGAAGGTGTTAAGTTTTTATTAGGTAGGAAAAAGTGTATTTTAGGGGATGATATGGGTTTAGGTAAAGGCGTGGTAATCAATACTTTAGCTATAACACCTACAGGAACCAAAAAATTTGGTGAGTTAAAAGTGGGTGACAGGATAATAGGGTCTAATGGTAAACCTTGTAATATCATAGGTGTATATCCACAAGGTGAGAAGGATATATATAAAATAACATTTAATGATGGTTATTCTATCACAACAGATGGTTCACATTTATGGACGGTATCATCATGTAATAGCGGTGAAAACTCTAAAAACAGGGAAAATAGATATGTAACTATTAGCACTGAACAGATGTTACATGAAGATTTATTTTTAACTCAAAAAGGAAATGGTTGGAATGAAAAGAGACCATATAAATTTAAAACGTATTACAAAAAAAACAATGGTAACGCCAAATGGCAAATACCGATAGTTAAACCAATTGAGTTTGAAGATAATGGCGATTTACCGATTGAACCTTATTTTTTGGGATTAGCTTTGGGTGATGGTCATTTTACAAAATCGTCTTTAGTGAGATTTAGTTTACATAAAGATGATTTTCATGAATTATTGGGTAATTACGATATTAGGTCAATCATAACAGAAGGTAATAAAACAGATTGTAGTATAAACACATATAGTAATGAAATTAAAGAGCTGGGTTTAGCTAACACTAGGTCTGATAATAAATTCATTCCAGAGATATACAAATACTCTACGATTGAAAATCGTTTAGCTATACTACAAGGTTTAATGGACACTGATGGTCACTGTATGAAATCTAAGAAAAATATTTTTTCAGGTACTGAATATTGTACAGTTTCTGAAAGGTTGGCAGATGATGTTGCCGAAATTGTACATTCTTTAGGTGGTATAGTTAGAAAAAAAAGTAAAATAGGTAAATACAAGAAAGCGGACGGCACCGTAGTTGAATGCAAGCGAGCTTATAGATTGAACATTAAACTACCAGAACCATTTAATCCGTTTAGATTAAAAAGGAAAGCAGATGCATATATCACACCTAAGAAATATAAAGTAGGTAGGTATATTAAAAATATAGAACCAGCTGGTAAAGCTGAAACCGTTTGTATCGCTGTAGATGCGCCTGATAAGTTATATGTCACAGAACACGCTATCGTTACACATAATACGACACAAGCAATTATCGCAGCAATGGAGAGCGGTGCGAAAAACATTTTGATAGTATGTCCGTCATCAACAAAGATTAACTGGGAAAGGGAGATTAATATGTTCCAAGAGTATGACACATCCATCATCTCAGGTCGAAAATGGAAACCTGCTAAGTTCACCATAATCAATTTTGACATATTGAAGAACTTTCATACGGTGGTTAAAAAAGGTATTAAACCAGATGAGACATTAACGGATATCATCGACACTAAGTTTGATATAATGATAGTGGATGAGGCGCATTTCCTTAAGAATAATAAGTCTATAAGGGGTATGATTATAGCTGATATCGTCAATAAGATGAAGATGGAGTATGTTTGGTTGTTAACAGGTACACCAGTTGCAAATAGACCAAAAGACTTATATAATCTATTGAATATAATTGACCATCCTTTGGCTGAGAATTGGCAGTTTTATGTCAAGAGGTATTGTGATGGTAGACAAATCACAATAAAACTTAAGAACGGTGGTACTAAAAAAACTTGGTTGGTAGATGGTAACTCTAATTTGGACGAACTATCCGTTAGAATTAAGAATTCATTTTTACGTAGATTGAAAAATGAGGTCATGGATATGCCTGATAAGGTTATTGTTCCCACACACCACGAACTATCTGGTTCTGAACATATCGAATATGAGGGGCTATGGGAAGATTATTTATTGAAAAGAGCTGAAGAGAAGAAAAGAGGTGTACCAGACAGGGATTTGGTGGAGCTGATACTGTTAAGGAAATTCATAGCAATGAGAGCTATACCTCGAACAATAGAAATGGTTGAACCTATATTGGAAGAAGGTAATAAAGTAATCATATTTACATCTTTTGCTGACGAGTTATTGGAATTGCAAGAGCATTTTGGGCATAACTGTGTTGTACATCATGGTTCTATGAGTGATAGGGATAAACAGAAGTCGGTAGATGCTTTTCAAAATAATAAGAATATTAAAGTGTTCATAGGTAATATCATATCAGCTGGTGTAGGAATAACACTTACTGCTGCGAATACTGTAATATTCAACTCATTTGATTGGGTAACTGGAAATAATGAACAAGGGGAAGATCGATCGTACCGTATAGGCCAGAAAGATAATGTGACAGTATATTATCAACTATTTGAGGATACTATTACGACTAGAATGTGGTACACATTAAAATATAAGAAAAGTATCATAGATAAAATTTTAGGTGTTAAGGTGGCTGAGGATGAAATAATAACAGAATATATTGAATTAGAGTAAAATGGTTAGAGTATACACAATGAAAGAATGTCCTTATTGTACAGAAATGAAGGATATGTTAAAGAATGAAGGTATTGAGTTCAAAGATATTGATATTGATGAACCTAAGAATAAATTGGAATTCAATAAGCTTGTTGAAATCAGTGGTGCTGATAGTGTACCAGTAGTGATAGTTGGTAAAAAGATATTGATACCAGAACGTTCATTCTTTACAATTGAAGAAGGTTTCAATACGGTCAAAAAGTTGATTTCGGAATCTTAGATTTGATTTGTTAGCATATTTATAATAAAACACATAGATATGCCAGCAAGTTTAGAAGAAAAAGAAAAGCTGTTTCAACAGTTTCGTCACACAATGGGATTTCCTCTTCGGGAAATAGAAATTCTAGACGAAACTTTATGCACTTTGTTAGAGATATCCATTGAGGATTACAGCATGTATGTATCCGAATGGCTCATCGAACATCAATGGCAATCTTTATTGGGTGCCAATGTGGATACGATAGATATGGCATTTGCGTTATCTGTACGGTCACAAGACTTTGTTACTCAATATACTTATGCATATTCTAAACAAGTGGGTTTACAGGCCAGAGGTCCTTGGGAACTCAAAAAGGATTATGTTACGTTAGAGAGCGGCAGACAAGTATACCAGATTCCAGCAGGTAGAGAAATAAACGAAGTGTTATGGATTACACCACCTACCACCGATATGGCTTTATTCGCCAATTATGCTGGTATTGATTATGGTTTTGGTGGCGGATATGGGCAATTAGGGTCGACAGGTGGTGGTTTTAATGCTGCTGGCGCTGGTGGTGCTGGTGGATATTATATTGCACCAGCTTATGACATATTGTTGACCGCATCGGATTTCAACTTAAAAAACAGGATATTAAGGAGTGAGTTAACATATAAGGTAACTGCTGGACCTGATGGTACGAGATTGTTACATCTTATGTCGACACCAGGTTCTAAATTATCCTTCGGTAGGGGTATAGGTGGTGCAACCAGCAGTAGTATCAATATGACTGGATGCCAAGTTTGGTATCATTACTACGAGACGACACCAGAGAATATTGAACAATGTAGACTTGAAAACCCAGACGTGATTATAATGCCGAATGACGTACCATTGGCCAAATTGGATTACGCCAAATTCAATGACCCAACAAAGACGTTAATAAGGCAATTATTCTTCGCTGAGGCTAAAAGAGCGTTAGGTAGAACAAGGGGCAAGTTCGGAGGTCTTATAGGCCCACCAGAGGCACAAGCGACTATGGATTACGAATCACTACTCTCTGAGGGTAATGATGAGCGTAAAGCCATATTAGAGCGCTTAGATGAGCGTTTAACTAGGTTATCTAGTACAAGCCAGCTAGAACGTGCAGCAAACGAAGCGGAGAACCTGAATAAAGCGATGAAGTACAATCCTTTAGGCTTATGGGTGTATTAAAGTGATTCCACTTCATTCATAAACACGAACATATCGGTCATCAGGTCACCTGATAAAACTATAGGTGTTTCCGTGATAACATTAATCGGTTCAACCTCTTTAACCCTTCTACTCATAAGAGTATTCAGTATACCGTTATCCAAATTCATCAGTTCTTTTAATGTATACTCAGATATGTCTGTGAATAGAGATACATAGTCATCTAAAGTGAATGTGTCAGGTATCTTAGCAGCATTCACAAATTTAAGCCACTTATCGTATTTCTTTGTACCAGTGATATTGAATTTCTTATAGAATTTATCTCTGAATTTGGCCATGTCCATGTAATCGAACACGATACTTAGGTCAGCTATCGGTTCTGCCCACTCTTTAGATACCAGATTACCAGATTCATCCATCTTAACAACATCGGAAACGACTGTAGGTAGTTTACCGTTATTAGTAATCGATTTAAGTTGATTCAATTCAAGCTTGACACATACACTCTTCAACACATCTAAATCGTGTTTAAGACCATCTGCTTTTCTATTGAAATAATCTTGTTTA